GCACCGCGCATCGAGCTTATAACCGGGGCAGCAATCGACTACTGGACGCTTGATGACCCATCAACCGTTGCCCGTGGTCGTAAGTACAAGCGGGTTATCATTGATGAGGCGGCAATGGCTAGACACTTAGAGCAAGCCTGGACTGAAGCCATACGCCCAACCTTGACAGACTTCAAGGGGGATGCGTTCTTCCTCAGCACGCCTAAAGGCTCTAACTACTTCCGCACCCTCTACAACCAAGCCGCTACCGATGCCGACTGGATGGCATGGCAGATGCCCACCACCGCTAACCCTTGGATTGACCCTACCGAAGTAGATAAGGCTGGGGAATCCTTGCCAAGCATCGCTTTCAGGCAGGAGTACTTGGCGGAGTTCGTGGATGCGGCGGGAGCAAGAATCAAGCGGGAGTGGCTACGATACGGTGATTGCCCTGAAGGGCTACCTACCTACATCGGGGTTGACCTTGCGATATCAACCAAGAGTGAAGCAGACTACACCGGGGTTGCTGTTGTATCAAGAGGTGACGATGGGACAATCTACGTTAGAGACATCAACCGCACCCGTGCTGACTTTGCTTCCGTGCTACGCTTCATTGAGATGATGGCGGCTAAGTGGAATCCTAGTATGATCGGCATCGAGCAGGTGCAGTATCAAGCCGCTGTCGTGCAGGAGCTCCTGCGGCGTACGAAGTTACCTATCCGGGGCATCCGCCCAGACCGTGACAAAGTGACCCGCTTTGCGCCTCTGGAAGCCCGCTACGAGCAAAGCCAAGTGATGCACTGCCAAGGGCTACCGGCTTACTTTGAAGATGAGCTGCTATCCTTCCCGGTTAGTCGGCATGATGACGTTGTAGACGCACTGGCCTATGCGTGGCAGGTGTGCGGATCAAAGCGAAGTTGGGGTGCCGTCTAGTCCTGTGGGATACTGCTAGCATGGGTATCTTTGACCGCTTCCTTGGGCGTAAAGCCGCAGCCAACCCGACACAGGCACTACCGTTGCCGTTGTCTCAGTCTAGAGACATCTACCTAACCGGTTACGGCTCTGGTCAGCTGCAGACATTGCTACGCCGGGCGCTCCCTGGAAGCACTAAGGACTGGGCAAGGGTAGCCGGTGACCTTGGGCTGAATGGGGTTGTGGCTAGTGCGATTGACTGGTACGTCAGGAACTACCCACAAGCCACGCCGCGCTACTACCGACCGGTAGACAGCCAACAGGCTGAACCGGTAGAAGACCACCCGGTGCTACAGCTCATGGCTCAACCGGATCCGATGATAATGGGTAGCCTTTTCTGGGGCTGGTGCATCCAAGACTACAAGTTGTTTGGCAATACTTACCTGAGAAAGATTCGCTCTTCCACCCGTGGCACCGTGACCGCTTTGCAGTTTCTACCGCAGGACATGGTTAGACCGGTTGGTAATGGCGTAAACCCTTTGACCCACTACATCTACACCACGGATGGCCGCTCCTTTGACATCCCGGTAAGTGACATCATCCACATCCGGTACGGGCGTGACCCTAGCGACATCAGGATTGGTAGAGCGCCGCTTACCGCTGTCCTGCGAGAGATTGCTACCGACAACACGGCATCCACAACCGCATACGGCTTGCTTGCAAACGGTGCTATGCCTTCATTGATTGTCGGGCCTGATGCCAAAGAGACATCGGTAGACATGAGCATGGATGACGCGAGACAGGTAAAAAGGCAATTGCACGAAGACCTTACCGGGGACGGCTCAGGCGGCATCGTGGTTATGACCGGCGCGTACAAGATGGACAGGGTTAGCCTAACTCCTTCCGAGCTTGCTCTAGACTCTGTGAGACGTGTACCGGAAGAGCGTATCTGTTCAGCGCTTGGTATCAACCCTATGGTATTAGGGCTTGGTTCAGGTCTCGAACGGTCTACCTACAGTAATTACGAGAGAGCGCAACAGGCCGCATGGGAAGATGGAATGGTGCCGTTGCTCCGTACCCTTGCTGACGCTATCACCGCAGACCTCCTGCCGGAATACCCTGAAACACAGCAGGGTGATTACATAATGTACGACCTTGAAACGGTCAGGGCGCTTGCTGACGATATGCAAGCGGAAGCGGTAAGAGCCGAGAAACTCTACAAGGCGGGCATCATTGATCGGGCTGAAGCCAAGCGCATAGCCGGGCTGGAAGCCGTGCCGGAAGATGAAGGGCAGCTACACCCAACGGCAATCCCCGTACAAAGCGGCGGTGGCTTTGAAGGTGCAGCCGTTCGGTCTTACGATGTAAAGTTCCGCCCAACAGAAGCAATGCGGACAGCGGCACAACGGGCGCTTGATTGGAAGGCTGAAGGCTTTGACGGCGGTACGCGGGTAGGCCTTGCAAGGGCAAACCAAATCGTGAACGGTGAGAAGTTATCCGAAGACACGATACTGCGGATGTATTCTTTCTTTTCACGGCATGAAGTCGATAAGAAGGCCGAAGGGTTCAACGCCGGTGAGGAAGGGTTCCCTTCACCCGGCAGGGTAGCCTGGGACTTATGGGGAGGCGATGCCGGTTTCCGCTGGTCTACATCCAAGCGTGATCAGATGCAGGGCGAAGAGTCCAAGTCTACCGATTGTTGCACTCCGGGGGTAGTGTATAAGAGCCACCCTTTTTACGGGTATTCGCTGGAGGAAATCTCAAGCGAGTAGACAGCGGAACGGGCAGGATTTATGCCGCATCCCAGAAGTATAGGAATGACCTGTTGGAGCGTGAAGGCGTAGCCATCAGCCGTATGCAACGGGCATACAAGGCAGCGACAAAGGCGAGCATCGATGAGCTTGAAGCGTTGGAGGGCAGGATAGCCGAGCGTGAAGCAAACGGCGAACCACCATCCGAGACAATCCTTTGGATGCGACAGCGGATCATAGACAACATTGAAGAGCTCGGAAAGAACCTAAAGAAGTTCTCGGTAGAGGGGGCAGTGATTACAGCCGATGGGCAGCTACAAGCCGCTATCCTTGCTAATGAGGCAACGCCAAGCCTTGTGGAAGCGGCAGCGGGTAAAAAGCCCGCAGGCGTTACCCTTGGTACTTCATGGACAAGTCTTCCTGATGAACAACTCCAAGCCTTTGTCGGGTTCGCAGGCGATGGTTCGCCTTTGGCTGTCCTATTTGATGCCATCCCCCAAGTAACCACAGACGCGATGCAGATGGCTTTGGTACAAGGCATCAGCCTTGGTGAAGGCCCGCGCACCGTAGCACGGCGGGTACGCAAGGCGGCAGACATCGGACGGCAAAGAGCCGAGACGATAGCCCGCACTGAGATGATACGCGCAAGCCGTGAAGCCCAGCGGCAACTATACACTGAGAATGGCGCAGTGACCGGATACCGCCGACAGGCTACGCAAGATGCGCGGGTATGCCTTGCTTGCTTGGCTCTATCCGGCACCCTGCAAGCTACCGATACCATCATGCCTTCACACCCGAACTGCCGGTGCGTGATGATACCGGAGACCCTTAGCTGGGCAGAGATAACCGGCGATTCGTCGATACCGGATACCCGCCCAGAGGTAGCCACGCCTGAAAGCATTCTTGCTGGTCTCAACGATAGCGAGATAGAAGAAATCATGGGTGAAGGTCGCTACCGGTTATGGAAGGAAGGCAAGCCGCTTTCTGACTTTGTACGGGTCAAGGAAAATAGCGACTGGGGGCCGACTACTAGCATCATCCCGCTGAAGGAGTTCGGTATCACGGTACGGCGGCCACGCACTCCAATGGAGTGGGAGCGTGAGATTGCTAACCGACAGATGGATTAATAGGGTATGTGGGATAGTGAAGCCATGGACTTGCTGACATCTACCGTAGACGGTATCAAGAGCGACAGGCTTGGCTACGTCAAGGGCTACCTGGTTCGCTTTGGCGATACCAAGACCGCCGACCTTGAGGGCGATTACTTCACCGCATCAACCGACTACGGTTTCCCGGTTGCCAAAGGGCAGCGAGTCCCTTTGAATGTGTACTATCACCACGGTATGGATAGCATGGTAGGCAAGAAGTCTATCGGTACAGGCTACATCAAGATGGACGATACCGGCTTATGGTATGAGGCCCAGTTAGATCT